GTAATCATTTAAACTTCTTTTTTAATGAAGAAACTTTTGAAACTGAAAACAATGAGTATTATTATCAAATGCAGTGCTATCTTTTATTATCAGGTCGTAAATGGTGCGACTTTATATCCTTTGACCCTCGTTTAATTCTTAATTCAGATGCTGGACTTTATATCAGAAGATGGGAAGCTAATGAGGAAGTACAGGAACGAATGATTGAGAAAGTAACTATTGCAAGAAACTTATTTAACGACTACCTAAATGCGTTCAATAAAAAATAAAAAATGTAAGGAGTGCGGTGCAGACTTCACTCCTTATAAATCAACTCAAAGAGTGTGCAGTCCTAAATGTGCTTTAATAGGTGCTGAAAAGAAAACATGGATTGAGAAAAAAAAGATACTTGTTGAGAATTTAAGAACACGAACTGAATGGCTTGGAATATTACAGGTGGTGTTTAACAAGTATATTAGAACAAGAGATTCAAAACAACCATGTATCTCATGCAATAGACCATTAGGTGCTAAATTTGATGCTGGTCATTATTTTTCAGTTGGCAGTTATCCGAACTTAAGATTTGATGAAAGCAACGTACATGGTCAATGTGTTTACTGCAATCAACACCAACATGGTAACCATATAGAATACGGAGTTAGACTGCCATTAAGAATAGGAGAATATCACTACACTCGACTAATGAATAAAAGAGGGGATGCTTTAAAACTAACATTAGATGAAATAAAAGGATTAATTATACATTATAAGAAAAAAATTAAAGAATTTAAAAATTAATTTGTATATTTGCACTATCGGAGTAACGAACCGATTTAGAAAATAGAAGTACAATAAAACATTTAGTCCTCTAAGTGTTCGGGTGCAGAGTACTTCCTGCATGGTTTCGTAAACCGACCGAACATTTAGGGGATTTTTAATTTAATAAAAATATGAAAACAAGATTAATTATTACAAACTTAAAAGATTTTTTTAAGCATGAATTTGATAAACCTTTTGACATTTTATGTCAAATTGAAAATCAAGTTAACAGAATTACTGAATCAGATAATATTCATTTTGGAGATAAAACTAAATGTTTACTTGCCGATTATAGTAAAGAGGGAATAGTCATATTTGATTTAATATCATATGAATTTAAAAATGATTGCCATATTTTTTATTATATATTTAGTACAACTGCATCTTAATTAAAATTTATTTGTATATTTGTAATGCTTACTCAGTTAAAAATGACATTAAAAATAATCCCACAATCACATTGCCGAATGTACATTCTGTACTACTGGGTAAGCCTTTGTGTTTTGTGGGTATTTTTTTAAAATGAACTCATACGAACTTTCAAGAAATTTTTTTGATTGGAGTTTTGAAAATCCACATAAAGTTACTCCAAATCATATTGCTTTATTTTTCTTTTGTATTGAACATTGTAATCGTTTAGGATGGAAACAAAATTTTGGGTTACCAACTACAATGGCAAAAGAAGCAATAGGCATACGCTCTTATAATACATACATAAAAACTTTAAATGATTTAGTTGATTTTGGGTTTATAAAAATGATTGAAAAATCTAAAAACCAATATAGTAGTAATATAATTGCCTTATCAAATTTTAATAAAGCACTTGATAAAGCACTTGATAAAGCAATGATAAAGCATAGTATAAAGCAAGATGAAAGCACAGTACAAAGCATTGATAGTATAAATAAACATAAAACAATAAACAATAAACAAATAACAATAATAGATATTGAAAGTTATTTTATTGAAAATGGATATAGTAAAGATTTAGCAAATAGATTTTATATTCATTATCAACCTGACTGGATAGATTCAAATGGTAAAAAAGTTAAAGATTGGAAAAAGAAAGCGCAAACTGTTTGGTTTAAACCTGAAAATAAAGAGCAAAAGAAATATGATCCAACTAACCCAAATCAAATGATTTACTAATGACTTATTCAGATTATAAAATAATTATTCCAAATGGAAAATATACAGGGCAAGTTTACACTACATGCCCGAAATGTTCACATGATCGCAAAAAGAAAACTGATAAATGTTTAGGAGTTAATTTAGATAAACAAGTTTGGCATTGCAACCATTGTAACTGGAAGGGGTGGCTTCCTAAACAAATTGCAATAGATGAAAAAGTTTACGTTAAGCCTGAATGGAAAAACAAAACTGATTTATCCGACAAAGCAATTAAATGGTTTGAGAAAAGAGGATTAGACCAAAAAACAATTACTGATTGGAAAATAAGTGAAGGTATAGAATGGATGCCACAAACACAAAAAGATGAAAACACAATTCAGTTTAATTACTTTGATGAAAACAATGAATTTATAAACATTAAGTATAGGGATGCAAGAAAGAATTTTAAACTGCATAAAGATGCTAAACTTATATTTTATGGTTTAAACCTATTTAAATTTGATTTAAACGCTTTTTTAGTAGAAGGTGAGATTGATGCTTTATCAATGTATAAAAGTGGTTATAAAAACGTTTTAAGCGTTCCGAATGGCGCAAATGTTTCTAATAACAATCTTCAGTATTTTGATTACATTTCTGAAAGGTTTAATGAAACTCCAACAATTTATCTATGTTTTGATAATGACAATGCAGGAAGGCAATTAACAGAAGAGTTTGCAACTCGTTTAGGAAAAGAGAAATGTAAACTGGTTACATTCAAAGATTGTAAAGATGCAAATGAATGTTTACAAAAGTTTGGAATACAAGGAATAATTGAAAGCATACAGGATGCAAAAGATTATCCATTGGAAGGTGTGTTTACCATTCAAGACATGGAAAACGAAATATTTGATTTGTACGAAAATGGTTTAGATAGAGGTGTTAATATTGGATTTGATAAGTTTGATAGGCTGCTAACTTTTGTAAAAGGTTACATCACTACAATTACAGGAATACCCGGGCATGGAAAATCTGACTTTGTAGATGAAATAGTAATTCGTTTAATGCTGGGGCATGGTTGGAAAACAGCATTTTTTTCACCTGAAAATAAACCAACTAAATTACATTTCAGTAAGTTAGCAAGAAAGATAATTGGTAAAAGTTGGGATTCTCAATATAGAAACAGAATGAATGATTTGGAAGTTAAAATGGCAATGAAGTCAATGAATGAGAAAATTTGGTTTATTAAGCCTGAAAAAGACTTTACATTGGAAAGTATTTTAGACCACATTAAAAACTTAAAAATAAGATACGGATTAGATGCTTTTGTAATTGATGCTTGGAATAAATTAGAACACAAATACAATCAATCAGAAACAAAGTACATAGGTGAAAGTTTAGAAAAATTATCAGTATTTTGTGAGCAGTATAATCTTCATTGTTTTTTAGTTGCTCATCCACGCAAAATAAATAAGGATAAACAGACTGGAAAATATGAAATACCTAACCTTTATGATATTGCAGGGAGTTCAAACTTCTACAATAAAACAGACAATGGAATATCAGTTTACAGAACTTTTGAAAATAAAACATTTGTTTACGTTCAAAAGGTTAAGTTTTCACATTGGGGAACGATTGGGCAATCGGAATATACTTATGATTTAAGTTCAGGAAGATATATTGAAGATGGCACATTCCATACTGCTGATAGTTGGGTAACTATTGAGCAAGCAACAATGGAAGAGAATAAAGAATTTTTAAATGACAAAGAACCTTTTTAAAATTAAATAAATATGAAAAACAAAAAAACAAAATTAGAAACATTAATATTATTTGTTGAAGGATGGGCAAATGAAAATTATGGAGGTCATTACACTATTTTTTCTTTTACAAGTTGTTATAAGTTCAGCTTTGGAACTATAAATGAAAGAGAAGATATTGAAAAATTATTACCTTATGATAGTTTAGAAGATGCAATAATAAACGCAATACAAAGTGAGTTTAGCAAATTAAATAGTAAATGATGTTATGAATATAACTTACATCTTAGCGAATATTTATAGCGACTTATTTAACATCAAAACAATTAGAATATCAAATAATTAAAATTATTAATGACAAAATGAAAATACTTAATTTATACGCTTGTTTAGGTGGTAATCGTTATAAGTG